TGCCAGATCTGCTAGGAGGTCTAGGGCTGCCAGATCTGCTAGGAGGTCTAGGGCTGCCAGATCTGCTAGGAGGTCTAGGGCTGCCAGATCTGCTAGGAGGTCGAGTTTTGAAGAAATTTATAAGTACATTTTGTAGTTCTTTTTTTTTAAGTTTAGAAAAGCCTTTAATTTTGTATTTGCGCGCAATCTCTTTAAGATCGGGTAATTTTGTATGTTCAATATTCATTTTTAATATAAAATTAACTTTTTAAGAAAAATTTCAAATTTTACGGGCAAAATATGAATTATGACGATTCAAGACAATAAAAAAGTAAAATGTCATTTAGAAAAACGTCTGCATTTTTCATAACAGATCAATGTTTATTCGGTTCATATCCCACGCAGATTCAAATAGAAGAATTAGAAGAGTGGGGTGTGGATATAATTGTTAATTTAACTAAACAAGGTGAAAAAAAAATTGAACCGTACATTACAAGCAAGAAATTGATCCATTTTGAGATATCTGATAATAGTGTACCTGAGTCAAAAAAAATTCCTCAGTTTTGTTCATTGATCATTTATCTAGTCAAAATGATTAATAGTGGTAAAAAAATATATATTCATTGTAAAGGTGGACATGGAAGATCGGGAGTATTAGTGGCTTGTATATTTTGTTACAAGTATAATATGAAAGTATCACAATCGTTATATATGACAAATCAATGTCATTTAACGCGATCTGTCCATGCAAGAAGGCCTCATATGAATAATTATTGGATATCTAAAGGATCACCTCAAACAGAAACTCAAAAAAAATTTGTAATAGATATGTTTTGGCCGTACAAGATAAATCGTTCTCCAGTGGGTGATATGCAACGTTTTCAAGAAGTGGGTGATAGAAAAAAAATAGATGAAATTCTCAAAACAACAAATCTACGCCCGATAATAGGAGATGATGGTAATTTAATAACAGATATTCAAAAATATAGAGATTCTTTAATTTATAATTTATTTTCATGGTAATCATAAAAAGTTGATTTTTTGATTTACAAAACTATTTAACAAAATAAACAGTTAATTAAAAATGTCGGCAAATAATATGATGAGAATTATCGGTGAAGAACTTAACAATGGCTTTTTCGAAGCCGTTTCAGATAAGTTTGGAGTTGATTGTGAAAAATTGTCTGAGTTTTTCACTGAATATTTTGTAATTAATGATGAAATTCCTGTTCAACTTCCGACATCTTCAAATCAAAAACCCAGATCAAGATCAAAAACGCCAAAAAAAACAGAGGATCTGAAAGTTGAAAAGTCTAAACCAAAACGTAAACCATCAGGAAAAAATGAATTACCGAGAAATGAGCAGTCTGAGATAAAATTCTCCGATATAGCTAATTTTACAGTAGCTAATTTGATTACGTATAATAGAGAAAGAGGGTTGATAACATCTGGCAACAAAGCAGCTTTAAAAGAACCATTAGAAAAATATGAAATAGAACATGGGAATGGCCCTGTTGATGAAGGCAAAGTTGCAGAAAAAAAGCAAAAGGGAAAGAAGAAAGAAGCAAAAGTTAAAATCTCAGTTGAACCAGAAGTTCATGATGTAAAGTTCGACGAATATGGAAGAGCTATTGCATACGATGATCTTGTCTGTGAAAAAGATGAGTATGGCGAATATATAGTATGCGGAACTATATATGAAGATGGGAAAGTAGGAAAGTTAACAGCTGAAGATATTGAAAAGTGTAAATTGAATAATATCAAATATAACATTGACAATTTTGCAGCATAATCATGACTTGTCATCCTAAATCGACGCGTTTGTCATCCGCCTCATGATTCATATCTTGAAAAGATATGAATAAAAAGATTTAAAAGAATGTAATAATCATTATAAATGGTATCAAAAGATAATTATGCTGTAGATTTGATCGATAGTAAGACTAATAGACTAATCCCTTTTAACAGAACTTATTCTAGTTTTTATATCGACAATGGAACGGAATATAAAATAATTTTAACCAACAATGATTGGCGCTGTCGTGCTAATGCTAAAGTGTTTGTAAACGGACAATACATAGGCACATTTAGAATCCAGAAGAATGACAAAATAGAAATCGACGGGCCTGTGAATCATGATAGTAAACTTATATCTGAAAATGAGAACAAACCTTCAATGTTGCGTGTAGAATTTGAAAAAGAAGATATAAACAAAAACGGGCCTAAAATTTACTCAAACATTCCTCCGTCAAAAATTCCTCTTCGAAAATCAAAAAAAATACAACAACTGTATGAAGTAGAAGATATGAGTGTAGATGAAACCCGTGTAATTCTTGAAACGAAAATGGTACTGTTCAATCATCACTAACAGTTTGATGTTTATTGACTACAGAATGGTAGTCAAACGAGAATTGTATATTAGTGTAAGTATCAATGTTAAAAAAAGACTCGTTTATTCGAGTGATCTCGTAATTTTCATACACCACGTCTTCAGATTTGATTATCTTCAGAAGCAATGCTATCGTGATCAATCCGCTTAGAAACATCTTAGATTGTGTTGATAATTTCAACGTCGACACATATTTATACATCAAATACAATTTCTCTTTTTTTTTGATGTTACTCCAGGATAAGCGCGATTTCTGAATGCAATCGCGCATTTTTGTAAAATCATTGTCTTTCCATAATAAAGATTCGAGTTCAAGTCTAGCGCTGTCTGAATACTTATTGGGGATTATAAACTCTTTGTCTGATATTATCAGAACGTTTAAATCTTGACGCTTGAAAAATAAAAAACCTCCCTCGCCTATAGCCAGCTTATTTAATAGCTTTTGTTTTCGCGGTTGATCGTTATAGTATTTAGTACAATTAATGAAGAAAGGATATACACTCATATTTTATATCAATCGAAATATCTTTATACATATTACGTTCTAAGCATAATTATCTATCTGAATGGTCAACTCCCGTAAATGCCAAGATGCGAAGCATCGATGCTCTGCATCATGAGGCGTTCAGTTATTTATATCCGGTGGATATAAATTATAGATGATTTAGGGATATCCGCGCGTTAGGAATAATACTCGAGATTATATTTCGAGTATTTTCGAGATTATGTATCTTCAAATTTAAGTTTATTTCTTCCAATAAAGGCATGTATGGAAGAAATACCTCAAGTAAAACATTTATATTTCTATCAATTGTTTGAATATTTAATATTCGCAAATTAGGAAATTTCTGAAAAAATATTAAAAATACTCCTAATATACGCCTATAGTGACTCTTATCATTAACATTCAACGTATTTACTGAAGTCAAGTTTGGAGAATTCATAAACACTCTCTCAACACTGCTGCTACAAATATCTGTTTTGCATAAAATTAGACTCAATTCATTTATAGTTGGAAATTGTCGGAACATTTCGTAAAGACTCTTTATTTGAATCTCACAAGCTGAAAAATTTGAAACAGATTGCTTGCAACTATCCAAAATCAAAGCACTGCTTCTCAAATAAAAACTCTCAAGATTCATCTCTTCTATTATATACCTGAGCACCGACCCTCCATCAAAGTCATAAGGAAGCTCGTCAATCTTTAACTCTTTCAAACAACTTTTCATTGATGTTAAAAAATTGATACGTGGATGAGCTTCACTTAATCCCACATACCAGTTAAAAGTAATAAGAGTTGAATAAAGTTTTTTTATTTGATAATTGAATTGATCTCCATCAAAATAACTCCCTGTCCCAATCCCCTTTAGTTCAATTGTAGTCAATGATGGCAAAGTTATACATAGATCGTTGAAGTCTTCATGTGAAAATCCGTTCCATGTCCAATCGTAATTATAAACAGCAACTTTTACAATAGACGAAAGATGTTTAAACAAACCAAAATACTCTTTGTTACATTTTTCAAATGCTAAATTTTCCAAATTGCTTGACATAATCGAGTTTATTTGGATTTTACCACAATTTAATGTATTACAATTTTTGAACTTTATGGTTTTTAAGAGTGAACAATTATTTAAAAGCGATATTATATCTTGAGATGACGATCTTAAATTTTCAACTTCTAGCGATTCAATAAACTTAAAATCCAATAATAAATGTAAACTTTGTAAATTGCTGACACTTAAGCGTACATTTTTGAACGGTATAAATTTTAAACTGAATTGTTCTTTTTGTGTCGGTATATTTCTTCGGAATCGACGAAGTATTTTATGAGAAGAAGATATAATGCGCGCGAAATGTACACACGAATTCATTATTGCCCAGAGTTGATCATCATCTAAAAAGTTGAAGATATTTAACCAAATTTCTGTTGGTACTCTTAATGTATTCATTTTATTATACTTTTGAATCTTTAAAGCAATCATTGGTTATCGCGATATAACATTAAAACGCTTGTCATCTGTGAACATTTAATCACATTTTCTGGAATGTTTTCAACGCTGACTTTTCCTGTTTTTGACCAATTTTCCATTACAGTTGTGGCCATTTTAAATGTATCAAAGGTATACGAGAAAACAGTACCTAGTTTTGTCGCTATTTGCTGAATTTCGTTGTAAAGCATTTTATCTAATAACTCTTTAATTTCACTCATTTTATATTACACCTCAACTTGTTAAATCATTTAAAAAATAGGAGAAATTATATTCTTTTTAAACAAAATGGCACTCAGTTACTCAGGTATCGTCAATTACGGCAAGGTCACACTTCCTGCCGTTAACTCATGGTACACAGACTCAAATATCATAAAAGCACCATATCAATCTGTACATACACGTAAAATAGACAAAGTTGGAGAAACATCTTTTTTAAATTCCATGATCGATGAAAGTAACGATCGATCATGTGAAGCAATTAATTACTACGCTCGTGGACAAAACCCCATGGTTTCTGTTAGCTACGGAGAGGCTGGTCAAAACCAATTAGGTGGAGCTATTCACAGTGGAGAGTCTTTCCTTCCTTACCGAGTCGTACGAGATGGCGCGTTTAGACCTCCTATTTGGCGACAAGAAGACTTACTCCCATTATCTCGACTGCCTCGTGTTTGGACAAATGTCAGCACACAGCCGTACAGCCCGATCTTTACTATGCGTATCAAAAATTGCGGAACAGCCGAAGATACAAAAGAAGTCAAGCAAGAGCTACTCAAAACAGCGTGTATCACTGGAAGAACAATAGCAGCAGAGCCGAATATTAACGCACCCGATAAAATCCCAACTCTTATTCGAGATCCTCTCGTTCCGGGCGAGATCACAGCGAACGCATCATGCTCACAAAACAACATAGACTACACTCGTAAACAAACGCAAACTCCAATACTGCTCGCTCCTACACGAGAATACACATCTGGTTGGACCAACCCTCACATGATTAAAGAAATACCAATCATCGATAACCATGTTTTGACACCAACACGAGCTTTCATATCCAGAACAACGAATCCAAATATGATCAAAGAGTCGCCGATCACAATGAATAATAATGTTCAATTGAATTTAAATCATCCTAATGCGTCAGCAATGACTAATTTTGCAGCACCCTCGTTATCGGGGTATAACCCATACAGAGAATCGGTAAATTTTGAAAGACTAGTAGATAAACCGAGCAGAGGTGGGTTTGTGAACAGTGGGACAATTCCAGTGTTTTAGCGATTTATATCAAATGATATAAATTTTGCTTTGGGTCCGAGTTTAGCTAATGTGAAGATGAAGTTTATTGTTATTAGTAAAAGGAGTACGACAGATCGCGCATTTGTTGTTTATTTGAAGTGAGCATTGATAACACGTTGAATGACCACAAGTAGTTAAAACAATAGATATTTTATTGATTAAGCAAATTTTACACTCTAATGCTTTACTACTTTCGGTCGCTTCCTCGTCTAATATAGTACCACAATTTTTATTGGGCATCGATATTGCTAAGTCTAGAAGTTTCTGTAATTCGTAATTTTTGTAACACTCGTCAAAAAACATTTCTTGTATTAAAGTAATTCGATTCTTCAATCGCTGATTCTCTTCAATAAATGAGTCAGCTTTCAATTGTAAAACTTCAGACTCTGTTGTCTGGAGTAAGATAGCAATTTTTTCAATCGATAAAGAATCGAAGTTATTTCCTCTTTTCAAATTTGAGTAAGTTATTGGATGGCTATTAAAATTAATCCAAAACTCTGGGAAATACATGTATTCACGGGGAAAGTCTAAATATTTGAGCGTATATATGCTAATCAATCGTATTGTTGGTAAATTGAGCTCGATATTATGCAGAAATGACTCTTTACATTTATTCTTGAAAAATTTTTTCATGGGGCGTTTAAACATAATGGAATGTTCAGAAAGCCAACTGACGATGATTTTTATTTGCGCAATATACTCTGACGACTTTTCGACGCTTTTTTGCTTTAACATATTATCGATAGTCTTCACCCAAGCATTTTTTGTTTGCACATCGGGTGATGTGTACACGTAACTTTGGAACGTTTCGAGATAAACGGCTATTTTTTTTAGCTCTGATATTTTACACTTTGAAATAATATCGGTCATTTTTTATTTTTATTATTTGACATCGTCTTTTTCAATTTTTTCTCAAGACTTAATTTTCACTCTTCTCTGATCCATTCCTTGAAGTTTTGAAATAATCGATCAAAGGAAGCTCATTCTTGTCAAACGTCAAAGAAAACTGTGCATATAACCATGAAAGATTGTCCAAACTCTCTTGTTGGGTTGGTGTTAGCGAAAGAGAGTACATGCTTGAAGTTAAGCATAGAAATAATAATAGTCGTTGCATTTTAAGAATAGACTAAAAGCTAAAGAATTTGAAACTTTTTTCTGTACATGAAGGTCTTATTGAAGATGATAAAGATGAAATATCGTTACAAGCTATTTTAAAGTTGCCAAGTCTGAAGACTCATAAAATAGTGAAAAGACTATCTTAATGTAAGACTATCTCATAATTGCATGTGTCTCTTTTGGGAGTTGTGCGAAGCGCACGACTAGAACTTCGATCGGCGCCACGAAGTGGTACGCGGCTGTTGCTTAATTTTCATTCATATTCCGCGGAATATGAATGTTTCGGCGATCTTAGGGATCGTTACATTTTTTGATTGTTTACTCTTCATCATCTTCTTCACATGGAAGTTTGCACATCTTATTGACCCAATGCTTTCCTTTTTCTAGACTGCCCCATATCTTTGTGAAGTGTTGTGTGACGACTGCTCTATTCGGAATAGTGTGATTAGGACACTCTTCTCTGATCCATTCCTTGAAATATGTGTACAAAGTGGTCGGAGTCAGTTTAGACCCGTTGCTCTCGATCACGCATTGTTGGCCGAACTGCTTGAAGATGTCATTATCGCGTTGATAGTTATCGGTGGCCATTTTTACTTTGTCTGGTTCAATCTGTTCCAGTTTGTTAATCGTTTTGTATCTTTGTATTAAGTACCACGCCAATGCTTGAATCATGTTAGGTATCCGATCAGAAAAATTCTTATCCATCGGAAATTGTTTGAGCGCACATTGTTCTTCGATGTCGAATGGACATTCATTTTCAGGGAGGAATGTGCTTTCAAAGGGAATAACTCTGATTCGATTCCATGTAGCCTTATCTGCGTCTTTGATGGTCGGCGGATTGTTGCAAATCATCGCAAGCTTGAAGTAGGGCCTTATCTCTCGCGTATCTTTTCCCTTTTGAAATAGGTCTCGAGCCCAAAAAGAGTCGTTTCCAGTGAGAGCTTTGAGTATACCTGAGCTTATTACTTCATCAGCGTTAGGTTCTTCCATTACAGCCCATCTGACGCCATCTCCGGCGCGAGCGAGCTCGGGATTTGCAGCGCCAGATTGAATTTTCTTTCCTGTTAACAAAGTTGTATTGAATTTAATTGCCAATCGTCCCATCATTTTTTCAAATAAAGTTTGTGTTACCGTTTTACCGTTGTTTCCCTCTCCTACCCAGAAGAGCATTATCTTATTAT